CACTAACTATGTAGCCATTATTCACCTTGAGTGAATTTTTGCAAGTGAAAAAAATAAATAAAATTATTGACTCTTGTCGAGAGTCACATTGTCGAGTCCATTAAGATACCAAAGGTCTCCGACCATTTCTTTAAGAGAGTCTATTTCTGGCGAACACCAGTTTGAATTTTGACTTTGTTTAATTGTTATCTCCAACTCAACACATAGCCATATAAGTAGTGCAATTATTAAAATTTTAGTAAAGATATTAAAGGATTTAATCACTATTAATTCCCACCCTTGCCAAAGATATATTCTTCTAAAAGAGCATCAGGATCTTTGTTCCTTAATTTTCTAGCATGTTCTCTACATTCCTCAATATGCTTTATTTTTTTTTGCATACCTTCATGAATTTTATTTTCGTTATTATGCCATTTATCAAATAATTCATCAGGGGTATTCTCTGGTTTTTTATGATATCTGTTTTGCCAAGTTGGTTTACCTTTTCTTCTTCTACCCATAGTATTATGCTACTTTCTTAGGTCTGCCTAATTTTGGATTTTTATTTAAACCTCGCCTCTTATAACTTGCGGTATCATAACAAGTGTTGCTACAATATTTCTTTGTCTTTTGATGAACTGTAATATCAAATTCTTGATGACAGTAATGGCATACATTTTTCATATAGGCACACCCTCAAAATCTCTGTCTGGATGGCAAGTATAAGTTCTGAACTTGCTATGTTTGTTTAGCATTTCACATATTTGTTCACAAACTTCACGATTATCACATTCAAAAATAGTGTCTCTATTCTTACTTGATTCAATCCAAAACATTTTCACCCATTCCATCCATATAATCGTTATAGAACTTCCCATTAATTTCAATTTCAGAATCAATAGCAATTTTATTGCCTACTGTTTCATCCCATTCTTTTTGTATTAATTTCTTGATTACACTTTGATTGCTATGCTTGTTCTTTTGAACCTTAACAAGTATCTCAACACCCTCTATATCCGCTTGACCATAAAGTTTTTCTGCTTTGTCTTTAAAATCTTTATTATGGAAATCAACAATCTCTTTAAGTTGTTTTACCACACCCTTTAAAGTTTCTTCCTCAAATGAGATTGATAATGATTTATGTATTATTCTCTGCTTTGAATAGTTAGTGCTATTCCCTCTACTCATATAGTTTCTCCATTAATTAATTTTTCTTTATAATTGCTACTTAATCTATTTTTAGAATCCAATTGTAATTCTATTTTTTTTCCATCTGATTTATTGATTAATATATCCTTGAAGTTTTCTCGAATATAATTTCCGACAACACCTACAAATCCAGATTTTCCTAGAGCCAAACATTCTTGGTCAAATGAGCCACCTTTTTTAAGGTTGCGATTGAACCCTATAATTGATTCTTCAATTAGTGTATCTAGGAAGTCACCTCTTGAGGTACTCCCAGTCATTGGTCTTGCTGATATTTTTATTTTTCTGATAACTGGTAAATCATCTACTAATTCTTCTTTTAAATCCCAATAGACCATTGCATGTACTTTATATCCGCCACCGTTAGTTGCTCTTAATAGAAGTTTAAAACCAACTCCAGTCATTCTATGAGGTATCTCTATTTCGTTCATATTCTAATTCATCTTCTCTCTTGGATTTTAATTCGTGTGCAATTGCCATATATCCAACTGCGTCTCGATAATCGTCTGGGTTATAACAACCCGCTTTCGTTCTACCGATCTTGGCTAATACAAATAAGACTGCGACATCATGAGGGGAGACATTTAGTTCAAGATAAGCTGACCAGAGACTAGCAATGTTTTGATGATTTTCTTCCTTATCACCATGTTGCCTATGTCTATCACCTTGTACTAAATTTTTAGCATGGTCGCATGTCTCACTTGCATACTCCATTATTCTGCGGGTTTATTCCACTTAGGTTTTAATCTAATGTTTACCTGACCACTATATTGTTGAAAAATTTTTCTAACTAGATCATTAACACTATCACCTTTGTCATTTACCGCATCACCGAAGTCTAAGTAAGCATCGAACTGTACCCAGTTCTTATCTAACTTTATTTGTTCCATAAGCGCATCATCCATAAAAACATTGTTAGAAAACTCTTTCTTGTTTTTAAACCATGCTTGAAAGTCTGGTGCTTGGGGATTGGGCTTTTCGCCTTCTGTGATTTTAGCATTGATATACATTCCTTCTGCCATATTTTTTTCCTTTAGTTATTTATTAAGTTATTGAAGGCATTACTTGGTATATTTTCACCAACACTACCTTTATTCTGTTGAGGTACTTCTTCACTAGGGTTTCTAAAGTCTAGTTTTTCATCAGTATCTACAAAGAATCCTTTTTGTTGTGCATACTTTGACGCATAACTCGACACCGAACCACATGTCATTGGTTTCTGTGTCTTAGGTTGCCAATCAGAATAAGCATATCCCTGACAAACTAATTTTCTTTCATTGAATAAATGACCCTCAGAATTTCTAACTGGGGTTTTATTTTCTACAATAAACAACGCATGACATCCAACACCATGCTCATCCTTCTCAAATTTCAATTCCATTTGAGGAACTAACCCATTCTCTAGACACGCAGTTCTTACCGAATCTGACATATCCTCATGGGAGAATCCTTTATTATATTGCGTATTGTTTTTCTTAACTGTCGCACAACTTGAGATAGCATCGAACAATCTTTCTGTGATTGTTTTATATTCTACCGTATTTCGTTCTACCGACTTAGTTTTTTTGTTTTCTGTTTTCTTCTCTGTCATTGTTTGCCTTTCTGGTTTAACCAAAGTTTTTTTGCGTCATCTAAATATTCTTTCTCCACACCGCGCCATTTCCAATGAGAGAAATCGGGTTGTATGATTTGGAATAAATCTCTTGGATCGTTCACTATTGATAATAAATTCTGCCGAGTAATTGCATTGACTCTTACATACTTTAAGACCTCTTTTAAATTATCCCATTGTATCTGAGGATAATCTTCATTCTCCATAAGTACCGCCTCATCTTCATTTACATACATAACATCTAGAGGATGATTAAGTCCGAAACTGTATATTGCTATTTGAGGTAAGTTAATTGAACGAGGCTCTAATGGAATAGATTGCTTAGTCCAGATACGATCTCCCATTTTTTTATCTCTGTAATTTTTTTTATAAAAACCTTTTGGGTTAGACCACATTGTTTTTAATTCTACTACCTTTGCAATCTTTCCGTCTTTTAAAAAAACGAAATCTGCAAAACCAATAAATAAAACTCTTAACCCTTCCATTTTAAGAACTAAAGGATATTGAGTAAGCATTGTACCGAATTGCTCTTTCAATCCGTAAAGAACATCAATTGTATGTTTTAAATAATTCTCAACAATTGTTAAATAATGTTCGACTCTCTCTTTATCTGTTTCATCTGCACTAGAAGGCTCATATCTTTTTGCCGAGTCATAAATGTTCGATACAACTTGATCGTATGACATTTCACCATTAACAATATATCCAGATCCTTCATCAACAAACTTGCCAAATTCCATTCTGCTATGTCTTGAAAATTTATGTCTATTTAAAGGGTTTCTAATATAACCATAATAAAACTGATCCAATTCTTGAGAGGCACTATTATTACTTAACCAGTTAATTCCCGCCCTTTGCCATTCTTCACCGATAATAAAATTGTTTTCCTTGCAATAATCATCTACAAGTTTTTTCTGGTTAGGGTTTTTACCTGACCATACTTTTGCATCGCCAATTATATTCTGTTCTCTTAATTGCATCACCACATTTGCGCTAGAGCATGGGTTTCATGAAGTAGTTTATTCTACCGAGTACCTTCCCATGCCCTAGCTTTGAAAGGAGTCTAAGGTACTCTTTCATTAATTGTTTTCACTAAGTGTCATATCTCAATAAAAACTAGATTCCTTTATAGTTCGATTTACGACTCATAGCAAACAAAAAATAGCCACAATACCTTTTATTTTATGTTTAGGTGAATTATTAACCTAATATTTCCTAGTTTATCAACAAATAATTGTAGCCAAAATATCTTGTATCAAGTAGCCAAATAGTTTATAATGTGGTCTAGTATTCAAATTAATTAAGGAGAATGAAGAATGAAGGAAGAAACACTATATAATATTTGGTATATAGGTGAATGTGCCGAGAATGATGACGGAGATTTTTCAGGAATTACTAACAACCCTGAAAAATGGATTGTTAAACATAACAACGATAGAAATGCCTATGATATTTCTCAAATGGAAGATAAAGACTTTAAAAGAGATGAAAAAAAGTATTTAGACTCATGCGAGGAAAGAGAAATTAAAATGTACCACAATTATAAAGACGAAGAATTGTTATATAAATGTGCGACTGTTTGCGATTATGTAGGTAGGAGTTGCCCAGAAGGAATTGAAGAATTTAGATTCGATATAATTAAAATTGAGAGATTTTAAATGAAAACAAAAGTAGAGGCGCTATTTATTTAGCGCCTTTTTTTATTTTGGAATATCTTTAAGTGTCTCGCCTTTATCGTTTACCCAATCCCAATCCCAATCAATCCTTGCTACTGGAATTGCATACTCCCAATCTGCTTTATTCATCTTTTTATTATCCCAATCAACAGAGGGGTCATACCTTCTAAATTTTCCGTCAAAGGATTTATTTACAAAACCCAATACTCCGTTTTTATGTTTTACCATATACATTCCATAGTCATTATTTGGCATTGATTTTGCTTTTGCATTTTTTTCTAATAACCAGACGGATGATCCTTGAGGATCGTAAAGACAGATTAGATTTTTAACATCAGATATGAAATGATCTAAACGAACATATCTTGGTGTTGAATATATAGGATCGTTTAATTCTACTTGGGGAGCTTTTTTTTCACCCACAAAATGATTAATTTCTCCATGAACTTGAACAATCATTTCAATTGGCTCATACAATTCAAACCATGAACGATTAATTATTTTACCGATCTTCCTAGCAGTTTCTACATCTAGCTTTCTGTTGTTATTTACTATCTTGTTAAAGTTAATCCTAGACTGACCAATCTGTTTTGCCATATCGGTCTGTGATATATTATAACTATCCAAGATAACTTTAAGATAATTGGCATTATCTGATAACTTAACCATTATGTTTACATTCTCCTTCCTTTATTAACATTCTGGCTACATTATACATACATTCACAATTATCACAATAGTTTTCTATGGTATCTATTTTATATACTATGTTCTTTTTTGTTTGCTAGTAGCCAAGAATAAGGTATATAGCAAATATGAAATTACAAAAGTATCGAGAAGAAAACAATCTAACATTACAAAAATTGGCTAATTTACTGGGTATTGAGGGTACTAATCCTAGAAGGACAACTAATAGATATTGTCTAGGATTAAGGAAACCTAATCCTGAAATTATGGGTAAAATAGAAATTTTGACCGAAGGAAAGGTACAATCTAAAGATTTTACCGAACACTACAAGGTAGTACATGGTCAAGGTAAATAAAACACCCTTACCAAAGGTTGTAGATATTTCCTACCACACAATAACCTTCAAATTGTTAGATCAGCAAGTTGCTTTAGAGGTTGGGGATCAGCAAGGTAGTTATGTTGCAAGAGATCAGGTTATATTCCTAGATGAGTCAATTATAGAGCAAGGTGGAGCAAGAGCAGTATCTCTTGTCCTTCACGAAATTGGTCATGCTATTTATTATATCTACAATTTAAAAGACCGAGAAGAAGAACCAACAGTAGATAGTTTTGCAAATGCCTATACCGAAGTTTTCAGACGCAATAAACAATTAACAAAATGGATGGTTGAGAACTTAAATGGCACAATTTGAAGAAAGTTTATTAGTTGGTCGTGAGGTAGAACACCTTGTACTAGAACAGATCCAAACAAAATATCCTAGCGCGGTATTAATTAAAAATAAATTTTCAGAGTACGACATTTTCATTCCGGAGAACGATAAGAAGATAGAGGTTAAATTAGATAAGAAAAGTCAATTTACTGGGAACTTAGTTGTCGAGTTATACATGTATGGAAAACCAAGTGGACTACTTAGAACACAAGCAGACTACTGGTACTGGGAAACTGGAAATAATTTGTTGTGTATTAGACCAATAAAAATAATTGAATGTTTACTCATGAATAGTGTTCCTAGCAGAACATTTATCGGCAACGGAGATACAGTTGAAAAGACCGCATGTTTAGTAAAGATTGAAACAATTAAACCTTACTGTGAATCAATAAGCGCGAGTTTATTTAACTAATGGGTAGAATCTATGATATAGAAACTGGTACTGAACTACATAATGTAGAGCCTCTACCTATTCAAAAGAAATATGATATATTGTATGTTGATCCGCCTTACAAATTTAGAACTTACGATAAAAAAGATGTAGTGCCTTATCCAACTATGACTGATGAGGAATTGTATGCCTTGCCAGTAGAACAGATTGGAAAACCAAATAGTGCGATGTTTATGTGGGTCACTAATCCCAAATTAATAACTGGCATTAATTTAATGGCAAGTTGGGGGTACAGATACAAAACAGTTGCATTTTGTTGGGTAAAGAAGAATAAAAAAGCAGATAGTTTCTTTTTCGGACAAGGATATTACACCAGACAAAATATCGAGTGCTTATTGCTTGGAACTAGGGGTAAACCCCTTAAAAGAGAATCTAAAGCAGTAAGTCAGATCATATATGAACCCATAAGGGAACATAGCAGAAAACCGGACATAGTAAGGGATAAGATAGTGCAATTATTTGGCGATATACCTCGTATAGAACTGTTTAGCCGAGAAGATGTTGAAGGTTGGGATTCATGGGGTTTTGATAAAGGAATGTTTAATGAAAAAAAAGACTGAATACACAATTGACGAGTTGCTGAACCCCACAAAGCATTTCGTAAAAGTTTCGCAAGGGATCTTTCAATTAAATATGAGTAGCCATGCCAAGATATTATTCATGGTACTTATCGGCTTTAGAAACAACAATTCTAGCGGAGTGCATCCGTCATTATCTTACCTTGCAAAACAAATTAATGTGAAATGTAGAAAATCGGTGATGAGGTGTCTAAAGGAGTTAAGAGAACTCGGACTGATCGAATGGGAGCAATTAGCACACAATGGCGCGAACCATTATTACTTTGATAGCAGTAATATTGTGAGGTTAAGAAAGAAAAGAACGATGGGTAAAAAGACCCAACGCAGTAGGGTGAAATCGCCCACCTATAAAGATATAAAACTATTAAGAAATAATATTATAGAATTTAAAAAATGAACTTAATAGATAACCTTCTCAAAGATTATAAACCGCCTACTGAAAAGCAGAGGAAGGCTAATAAGTTAAAAGAATTACAA